AAGTCGGATGGCAGTTGGTACTTGTGATAAAATTCAGAAATCGGAGGCGGAAGAACCTCGTTGAGAGTCGCTCTTCGTTTCGCAAAATTCCACGGATGACGCCTTAGAAGAGCATCACGAATGCTTGGGTAAAGAACCTTTGACGCCCTTGCCGCATCGGAATTATCATCAAGGGACGTGATGGTTTTATTTCCGATATGAAGCAACGCTCTGTTCACAATGTCAACTTCGCTGACTGGCGTTCCCGGCATGGAATCCTCCAATTCGCCTCAAAGGAAGGCGGGTGGCTGTCCCTTCGGACTTCGCCACCCGCCCAGCCCATTGGAGGCATCAGTCATTCGCAACAAACTGAATCATCCCGGTCAGCGTAGCCGCCGCAGGGAGCGCACCGGATCCGGGCGTACCGGCAAACGTCGCCGCCAAGATGATACCCGTCCCGTTGAACAAGCCGTCATTCACAAGAGCCGCCAACGAAAGCGGAACCTTGTTGTTGTTCAGCGTGATGGTTCCCGTCGCCGCACCAGTTGCAGTTGCCGCATACAGGCAATCCAGCGAAGCCGCAACCGTCGTCACTTGGTTCTGATACAGGGTATCGAACGCCAAGTATCCGATTTTGACGGTGTTCGTCGTTGCCATGCCCGTGAAGTACGCCGTCGATGTCGGCAGAATCTTCGCGTAAGCAGGCACAACGCCGAGAATGAACTGCGAGGTGGCATCGCCAGCGGCGACACCTTGAACACAATCGAACTGCAAAAACCGAATGGACGCCCTGTCATCCCGATACGCATTCATGCCGCCGGGAACGCCAGTGGAGCCGTAGGTCTTCGCATACTGCGTTGAATTCGTGACCGTAACTGCCATGAGAGTTTCCTCCGCTTCTTAACCGGTTGAGAAGCGGGGGGAGGAACGCCCTCCCCCCGATTGATTCTTGTTACGCATGCTCCTGACTCTGGATTTCCACAACCGCTTCTTCCTGCATCCGAACCGCACCAATGACTTCCCACATGTAAATGCGGGTGCCGAACCGATACGACGGGTCGGGGCCGATTTGGCTCTGGAGAGGCGAGAAAATCCCGAACGACAAATACATCGGATGGAACACGATGTTCTTCCGATAGACCTGCGTTCCGCCAGCCGAGCCGGTCGGAAGCAATTCGGAACGAAGCCAGTGCATCCCCAAGAAGTCATGGATTTCGGCTGTCTGGAGGAGACGGAATTCGTTGAACAGATAGGACGTGATTGTCGTGTCGCTCAACACCGCAGTCAAGGACTTCGAGTTGATGACGCTGACGCGCCCTTCGTTCGGCATTTCGATGGCGTTCAGGTACTCGACCGCCGTCAAAACTTTGGTAAGCGAATACGCCGCTCCGCCGTGGACAATCTTCTGCCCACTCGGAAGAGCAACGTTCGTCGAACCGATGACGTGACCCGTGAGGGCAGTACCCAGTGCGGCGTTGATGATTACCTGATCTTTCTGACGTTCAAGACCCCACGTCATGCTCTGAACCCACGTCGAGGTCGGGTTGATGAGCATACGAACCTCGTCGTCTTTGTCGAGGAGGTCGCCATCTTCCCAAGTCGTCGCCGTAAGCCAACGCCGGTCGTGAACCTGATTGCCGATGGGCGTCGGCCCATTGCGGTCTGCCTTGATCTGCGGCGAACGCCGACCAGCGCGTTCGATTGCCGCCGCTTCTCCAACGATACCCGTCTTGAGAGTGCAGTACGGCTCCAGACGGCTGGGGCGTTGCTGTGAAACGAGCGTCACGTTGTCGCTGAATTGCGAAACGAACGCTTGGTCAATCGTAATAGACATGAAACTGTCTCCCTTTACAGGCGACAGGTCAGGAGGGACTCAAGGGTTTCTGGTTTATTTACCACGATGAGAACATCCCGAAAAGTCGCTGTTGCTCTTTGTCGGAGACGTTCTCTGTCACATGACAGGCGTCACCTACCCATGACGCAGGGGTAAGCGTGGCTCACTTCGACGGGTCTGCCACCGATTGTCCGTCAACCACAGAATACGACACGACTGTTTATTTGTCAAACAAAAAAAACCGCCACCGATTAACCGTAGGAGGTTCGGTGGCGGCTCAACGATGGGGGAACATCGTCTACTTGTTGACAGTTTTGAAAATTGTCGGGTTCCCGCTTCTCGACTTTTCAATCAACTGATACAACTGATTCACCTCATCAACAACCTTCTGACTCCCCTTCTTGTACTCTGGAGAAGCCATCAGCGTCTGCTTCCTCGCTTCCAATTCCTGTGGAATCTGACTTCCGAGATCGCGATGTTGCGGCTTCGTGATGGCGTGGTCTTGAACATAATCCTTCTGGATGTTGTGAAGAAGAACGGCAACCGTCGGGTCTTTGAGCAAACCCTTCTTCTCGAACGCATCCAATTGCCCACGTTCCGCAAGGAACCTCTTGATCCCTTCCTCAACTTTCGGACGTGCAACACCGAAAGCCTGATTGAGATCAGATTCCACGCGCTCGTTCTCCATCTGCTCTTCGAGAGCAGATGCCTTTTGTTGCTTCCCAACACGGGCGTAGATGTCCTGAAGCATGTCATTCGCCTGCCTGTTGGTAAGACCCTTCGAGTACGCTATCTTGTAAAAATCGTCCATGAATTCCGGGTCAACATTCACCGCTTCAGGATTCTCCTTCATGTCCAATCTCGAATACCCTTCCGGTTTTTCTGGACGACCGAGTTTCGCATACACGGCATCCCACTCTTTCGGGTCATCGCTCTGCGGAAGAGGAATGCGATTTCCGAGATTCTTTTCAAGTTCAAGATACGATTTCGCAAGGTCAACCGGAGTCTTGAATTTGGAGAGCGATGGAGTGGACTTCTGAAACTCCTCAAACGTAGACGGAGACGGCGGCGGCACGGTCGCGCTTGACACAGGTGCATCAGGCATGGCATCCTCCTAAATGGGTTGTTGGTTATACATCATGTCAAAAGTTGACATCTGCTTGACGGAAACATTCGGGTCTGGAATGTTGGCATAATCAGAAGCCAACTGCATCTGGTCAAGAATGTGTGCAACCAAATCAGATGCGCCCAAGCCATACGATGTCAGCATTGGGTCAACCATCCCGTTGATTTGATTCACAGCGAGAGAAGACGTTTTCTTCACTCTGCGACGAAGGTCATTCAAAACGATTTGACCAAGTTCTGAGCGAAAGACCGACTGATACGTCTTCGCTAGAGCGAGAATTCTCTCGTTCTTCGTCTGTTGCGCCTGCTGAACCGCCGAAGGAATTCCGGGGTCAAGGATAGCGTTCTGTTCAAGCATTTAGTTCATCCTCCAATGAACTGGGCGTTCGGCTCTTTTCAGGAGACGGCGAGTTGATTCTCCATGCCTGCATCTTGAAGGGACTTGATAACGGGTGCCGCACTTCCAAGTGCCTGCAACTTGTCATTCACCATCTGATTTCGCTGTGCATCAGACATCGCTTTTGCTTTCTGCTGACGCATCGCCCTCAAGTCCTCTGGGTTCCGCATAATCTCGTATGGGACTCCGAATCTTTCGGCAGACAATCGAGCCATCGCGTCGGAATCCACATTGTCGATGATGTCTGGGAATATCTGGGCGGAAGGCCCGACGACTTCGTTCATCCAGCGTGTCGTGGCTACGACATCCTGCATCTTCTGACTTCGCGCTAACGCGCCTTTGAATGCGATGGCGATGGGGGCTTTTTTCTTTTCGTTATATGCGTTAACGAGTTCAGCCGGTGGCGGTAAAAAAGCCCTCGCATTCGCCATGATTTTGAAAATCATCTGAATCTGTGGACGTTTCCATTCTGCAAGCAACCTCCCCATCTGCGGCCCCATGAGCGAGTACATCTGCTCGACACGACGGTCGAGTTCAGCCTTCGTCATCGGGCTACCCTGCGGAGGCGGAAGCATCAACTGGTCGATGAAGAACCACTTGCGAATCATGTCCTGCAATTCGACCTTCTTCAAATTCACGGGCTGGAAGTTCTGATGCCTGACGACTTCCTCAAATCTCGCTCCCGGTCGAACCGTAAGGACGCCTCCCGGCATGATGGTAAACTGCGAACCAATGGCTCCGTCATCATCCGTCACGAAGAACGGATTCACGGACTTGATGAGAGAGCGCAATTCCAACTCGACGATGTTGTTCAAGGTGCGAATATCGGGAAGACCATCCATCGCAGGGGAACGACCGTAATCTTCGTCGTTTACCTTCGACCAGCGAGGTGACAAGAATGGGAAATCCTTGAATCCCGACCGATAGATGACTTCCCTTTCAGGAGAATCGACGCAGAAATAAATCGACTCGTAAGGCATGTTCTGATTCGTTCCGAAGTAGTCGCCATCGGACTTCGGGACAACGGCGTGGATGACCCTGAACATCCTGTCAATCGGATCGCGCTCCAACGCCTCAAGAACATTTCTCGGAAGACCATCCTTCCCGAACCTGTCAGCCATGTCCTGAGCGTTCATCTTCTGCTGACGATAGACTTCATTCACCCTTCCGAAAGAATCGCAAGCCCAAACGTATTCGTTGACGTTGTAGGATTGGAAAATCAGCCCACCAAAACCGACGGAGGCGTTTTCCTCGTTTTCCTGAATTGTTTGCAATGCGGATCCGAAACACACGATGTCCTTCGTCGCCTCGTAATTCTGAAGAGCCATGTTACTCTCGGTCATTGCAGAGAACATGCGCTTGCCGGTGTCGTCAAGCCATCGACGAACACTTTCCTTCGCCATCAGGTTTTCATCTGAGGTGACGAGGTCGAAGTCCTGAGACGAGTCATTCATGACGGCTTCTTGAATCGCAGAAGCCAACCGGCTCGCGCTCTGAAGAGCCGTTCCATCAAAAATCTTTGAATCGCTCATCTGCCCCGGATAACGCATGAGCAGGATATTCGCCTTCGATGGATAACAGAGTTCTGCAATCTGCTGGTAGAGAGCGGAGAAGACGAACTTCTGGCTCACCAGATTACCAACGCGATTGTAGAGGCGGCTCCCAAGAGTAATCCCACTCTGTTTAGGACGCTCTGGTTGCAATGTTCCGTCGAGCATGGATTACACTTCCCCTTCAACCCTGCCGAGAACCGAATCGCCTCCCGTGAACTCCCCATTCAGGACGGCGATACGAACGAACACCTTGCTCTTGAAATCAAACGGATAGGCACCGGCTTCCGTGAAGTACGTCAGATTCGTAACGGGATTCACGATTGGCAACCACCCGCTTGTCGTGTCGTCGATGTCATCACGGAATTGCAACCGAACTTTCGTGGTCGCCGTGAAGGTCGCCCCGCCGAGAGTCATGCGCCCTTTTCCGGTACGAAGGAAAAGCCCGACGCTCGCAATCGTCGTTGGATTACCAGAAACAAATCCGCTTGCGCGTGTGTCCACGACCCCAGCCGCAGTCATCGTTCCAGAAATCGTTGCCAACGGCTTGTATGTGTCCCCTTGCTCATCAATAGCCATTCTTGCCTCCAGAATACATTACCGGTGCGGTTACGTTTCGTTCTGCGCCAATGAGTTTCGGAAGCGAGATTCCGGTGTCCCCCACGTCCGAGCCGAGCGGGGCGAAACCGCCCTTCGCTGTCTCATTAAAACGCCTGACCTGTTTTGAAAAATCTTTTTGAGGAGCCGTTGAAAACTGAGACTGGATTCCACCACGCATGTATGTTTGCGGAAGCCCGATATTCAACAAAGAATTCAGTGCCTTCGATACGTCTGTGACATTGTCGCTCAACATCGAACCCCCTGTACAGAATCTGTACACCAGAAGAATACAACACTCACCAGATGTTGTCAAAAGAATTCTCAAAACGTCATTTTCATTCCGTTTGAAACATAATCGTCAATCTTCCAGTCCGTCGGGACGATTACCCTGCGGACTCCATCGGAGTGCGCCCTTCCAAAAATCCATGCGGCTCCAGTTCTGAACGCATCGGCGCAGTCCGAAGCCCAATCATGAACCGGCGAGTCCCCGAATCTGTGCCTCTGTTCATCCCACTTCTTGTGATACGCCTTCAAACAAATGATGCCATTGTCCTCCGCCTTTCCACGACTACAGGTTGCGTAATTGAACACGCAGGTCATCAGTAGTTTCCTGACGGTTTCAAATCCTTCTTGACGTGTCAATTTTGGAGCCGTCTCGAATCGGACGCCAAGCATCTTCGCCTGCTCCCACAACGAAACTCCCCCACCCTGTGCCGTCTCGTTCTTCAAGTCGAACGGGCCGACATGCGACCCGTATGTGTAGTCCTTGTCCTTCAAAACTCTGACGTAGTGTTCAAGTGGCTTCGTGTGGTTGGAGTAAAAGTCTATGAACTGCCATCGCTTCATGATGAACTGTCCGAACCAGATTGTCATGTTGTCTCCGAACCCCAAATCCCAAAACGTATTCACGGAGTAAGCAGGGTCGTGAGGATATAGCCCGATTCGTTTTTCCTTCTCCGCCTTTTCGATGAGGTCGGCGTAATACGCACCAAAGTTTCCAGAATTGAAACTGCAAAAGTATTCCTGCTGAATGTGTTCTTCCGGGACGCCTTCATCACGATCCTGCTGAATTCTGTCTGGATGAATCGCAGGAACCTTCACGCCCTTTTCATCGAAATACCAAGTCTGGTCAGCCGTCATTCGCTCGACATACCAATCCTTGCTGTGCTTCTTTTCAATTTGTTCGACAGCCATATCGTAAATTTCTTTTCCGTGATTGTCACCACGGGGCGTGAAGATGAACATGGCAACACCGTTGTTCTCCGCAAGGATTGGTCTGAAGAACAACCATGCCTTCGGATTCTGCAACGAGTATTCCGAGAAGACGATGAATCGTGGATTCGTCCCCATGAGATGGTCGTAGTTATCTGAACCGACCAACTGAATGATGCTTGTCGCAGAGGTGTCTCCACGAATCGTCTTGATTTTGACCTTCATCTCGTCATCGCGTGGAGTTCCTTCGATGAGGCACTTCGGAATGTAGTCGAAGAACGGGCGACCGCCCTTATCCATCCCCTCCCAGATGACCTTCCTCGCCTGCGCGAACGTTGGGAAAATGTAGTAGTAAATTCCAACCGTTGTAGCGGCTTGGCAGATGACCTTATTCCAAGTGTCGAGATCTTTACCCGACCGTCGGTGATTCACCAGCACCAGCCGTTTCGCTCCCTTTTTCAAGGCTTCCCAAGACCGGAGTTGGTATGGTCGAGGAACGTAACGGTAGGGCAAAGTGACACTCACCGCCGACAGGTTCGACGTGTCCACTGGAAGCAGAGTTGATTTGAGTGTTGCCACTAAAGTCCACCATGTTGATTGTGAGATGTTGTTCCTTCACTTCATCCTTCTGGAAATATCCAAGAGCGCGAAGCGCACCGATGGATGCCGCCGTCCTTTCGCTCGGCTTGACATCTTTGTCAAAAGCAATCTCGTTGAGATTCTCAATATGCTTCTCTCCAAGTTTGGGGTCGAGCGCACCGCTTGAAATCGCCCTGTTTGCATTGTACATGAGTTTCGCAACGTCGGCTCGATTCATCAAACGATTGGCAAGCATCACGGCATTCCGAAGCCGTGGATCACCGGCAGGGATTTCAAACACCTTGACATACGCCTCGAATGGGGTCTTGCCCTCGGAAAGAGCGGCGACAAAATCTCTCGCTCGCTGTTGAGCAACAACACGCCTATTCTTTGGATTTCCAGATTCTGGTGGTTCTGTGGGGAAGTCAACCATTTGAGAAGAGTATACCACACCGAGAAAAAAGTCAAATTATTATGTTGCGTTTTTTATTTTCGAGATAACATTCATCCAATGCCGTGGCACAGATACAAGAAAAAGATGGTTCGTCGATTGTGCATGAAGTGCCAACGGAAAATGTCGGTTCCCGGTCTTCACTTCTGTAAAGGATGTTCAAGAGAAAACGAGAGAATGGGGAGACTCTCGGAGTTGCGATTTTGTGGTTCATACGGAGGAATAAAAAAGATTTTTTCGAGTTGACAAAGAATAACTGTGATGTAGTATTCACTCGGTCAAGGCGGCGATTACCGCCACAAAGGAAACATGGAACAATACGATTTTCATTCCAGCCACGGATGCCGAACGCCGCAAGGTCTCGGGAGGGTATTCCATGCCCCCATAATCCATCCGTGGCTGGCTTTTTGATTGGAGGTGTGAGATGGAAAAACAGATAGACGACTACAAGCGCAAGCCGCCGTTTGAGCCGACCCATATTTCAAAAATCCTTGCGGAAGTTATCAGGGGAATTGACAAAAAGAGAAATGGGAAGGAGGCACAAAATGGACACTAATCGCTGTCACTTCTGTAGAAGCGAAAAGAACGTAGACGTTATCGGAATTGGAATCGACTGTTTCCCACTGAAACTAAAACAGGAGCGCAAAGATGCCTGAACCAGAAAGATTTAGATACGCAAAGATTTCCCTTCGAACTCAGTTAGACGAAAAGTTTCGATCGCTTTCCGACGATGGGAAACTTCTCTTTTTCCTAATGCTGACAAGT